AGCCGCGATTGAAAAGCATGGCTTGTTTGATTTGAGCACATTCTTGCCCAAGAAGCCAAGCGAGGCTGAAATCAAGGTCATCAAAGAAATGTTTGAAGCGTCGGTTGATGGTCAAAGCTATGACACAGAACGTTGGGGTCAGTATTTTCGCCCAGCCGGTGTGACAGCTTCTGCTGGTGCCGTTGCGGTAGATGAAGATGCTCCAGCACCTGCGGCCAAACCAGCTCCAGCGGCGGCAAGTAGTTTTGACGACGAAGATGCACCTGCAACAGCAAGTGCTCCGGTGGCTGCCAAGCCAACGACTCAAAAAGCCGAAGATATTTTGGCCATGATTCGTAGCCGTCAAAAATCTTAATCGATGCTGTCGTATTTAGATTGTATTATTTTTCCAGACCGCTGTGAGGTAATAGAAGTTGTACCGTCACAGCGGTATGTGTATCCTATATTTAAAAATGCTTCATCCAGCTTGCATTATCAGGCTATACACAGCAAATGGCGAATAATAATCAATGAGCAGATCAAAAAATTAAGTCACATAGAAGTAATCTTGAGAGATCCTCAGCAACGGCTGGAGTCTGGATTCAACACATTTATCCAACATGTGCTTCAAGATAATCCAGAGTTAGATCAAAATACGGTTGTATGGTTTGCAAAAAATTATCTTTTTCTGGATCGGCATTACTGTCCACAGTTTTTTTGGTTGACCAATCTGGCAAGATATTTGTCCCCAGACACAGTATTGACTTTTCGACCCATGGACAGTGTGGCAGAAATCACACCACTGCATAAATCACCCGAAGGCGTAACACCAATCACTGAAGACATGGCACAACAGTCCTTGTCGATACCCAACATAGAAATGTACCAACGCTTGGACCAGGTGTTGTTTGCCCATGGCATGGATCAATCCATGACATTTGGTCAAGTTTTACATACCTTACAACAACAAGACCCAACAGCATACGATTGGGTCATAGGACGCAGCCAACGAATTCTAAATTCTACCTATGCATTGCCCCAGACTTGATCATTTTGTAAGATTCAACTCCAATGGCACAGTGAGCCGTTGTGGTCACATGGTCAATGCTCCACAGTTTGACAGTCTTGAGGACATGGAAAACAGCACCTGGCTAACCAAGACACGTGAAAAGATGCAGGCCGATCAGTGGCCTGCTGAATGTGTACGGTGCCAAGAAACTGAACCAGGCAACATACGTCAGTATGCCATGGAACTGGATGCTCAAACTGATCAGTCTGATTACTTGCAGGTGGGCGGAGTGCTAGACAACGTGTGTAATGCGGCCTGCTTGAGTTGCAATGAAACTTTGAGTACCCGCATAGGCAGTTTGAATGGACGAGGATTTCCGGTGTACAACAATCTTGACAAGTTCTGGGCCTTGCCACAACATCGTATAGTCCATTTGGACATCAATGGTGGAGAGCCCAGCTACAGTAAAAACTACAAAAGTCTATTGACCAATTTGCCTCCTGACCTACGCACCTTGCGACTCAATACCAACTGTAGCACAGTGCTGACTGAACTTGCAGACATAGCCCACCGCGGCATCGCGGTCACGGTCACGGTCAGTTGTGATGGCATTGGGCCCGTGCATGAACTCACACGTTGGCCCATCACATGGACAACATTCTACAATAATCTCATGACCTACAAGGCCATGCCTGTGCAGTTGAATCTTTGGACCACGGTCAGTGTTCTCAATGAGGACGATCTACCCAACATCCAGGCATTTGCCAAACAACACGAGATTGATCACAGTTGGGCTTATCTCAAGCATCCCTGGGAGCTGTCGATAGATAATAAAGATCTCGAAGCCACGCAAGCATACATACGCAAACAAAAACTGCTCAGGGATATCGTATGAAAATTGCAATCACCGGTCATACCGCAGGCATCGGGCAGGCCCTTGCCGAACAATACACAAGTCTAGGTCACGAAATTGTGGGCCTAAGCAAACGCGAAGGCAACAACATACGCAACATTCCAAAGATATGCGATCAAATTGAACCTTGTGACGTGTTTGTCAACAATGCTCAAGCTGGCTACGCACAAACAGAACTGGTGTTTGAAATGGCCAAGCGATGGTCAGGAACACGCAAACACATAGTGATCGTCAGCACACAAATGACACAGTATCCAATCAGCCCATTGCCGGGATTGGAAATGGATCAGTACAGAGTACAAAAAGTTGCACTGGAAGAGGCAGTAAAACAGTTACGCAATCGTGAACTAGGTATAACATTTACCATAGTTCGACCAGGTAACATAGCCACCAGCGCAGACAAAACAGTGCCGCCGGCAGCCGATGTCAACAACTGGGCAGAGACCTTGATAGAAATTTTAAATCTGGCAACAAAAAATAAATTGTGCATACCAGAGATAAGTCTAGGACCATGATCACACCAAAACAAATATTGACCGGTGGCACATTTTGTCCTGTGCCTTGGACTGGTCTCATGTACAACACAGATGGTCGAGTGAAAAACTGCATTCGCAGTGCTGGACACCTTGGCAACATACAAGATCATTCCATACAGGACATCTTGCATGGGCCAACCAATCTGGACACACAACAACGCATGCTGGACAATCAGCCTGGCCAGGATTGCCACCCTTGTTACAGTCTTGAAAATAAAAAATCAGGCTTCGACATCATCAGTGATAGAATATTTTACATACGTGAGTTGAAACAGGTTCCATTGACAACCTATCAACTTGGTCAACATGACCTGCACACAATAGATGTACGTTGGACTAATCTGTGTAATTTTGCATGTGTGTACTGCGGTCCTGCATTCAGTAGCCGGTGGGCCGATGAATTGTCCACAGCAATGGTTCGTCCCACTCAGGCACAAGTAGACGCATTCAAAAAATACATATTTGATCATGCCGCTACTCTCCGGCATGTGTACATGGCCGGCGGCGAGCCCTTGCTGATGAAAGAAAATTTGGAGTTGTTGGCGCTACTAAAACAAGTCAATCCCGAAGTAAATCTGCGAGTCAATACCAATCTCAGCAAAACAGATACTCGGGTGTTTGAAGCAATATGTGAGTTCAAAAATGTGCATTGGACCGTGAGTGTGGAAAGTCTGGAGCAGGAGTTTGAGTACATTAGATTTGGTGCATGTTGGACAGACTTTTTGGACAACCTACAAACCATCACGCAACTGGAACACAAAATATCGTTTAACATGCTGTGGTTTTTGTTGAACTATGATTCCATATTTGACTGTGTTGATTACTTGAAACAGATCGGATTCCACAACAACAGTTTTGTCATTGGAGCTCTTTTGGGTCCTGAGGCCCAGGGTCCAGAATACCTAAACATTAGGAATTTGCCAGAAAATGTGTTAAAATTACTTGAACACAAACTGCAAGATAAAATATCCGAGGCTCCAGGATATCTATTGGAAGACAGTTATCGGAATATGTTGAACTATATCCAAACGCCGTTTGAGAAAAATCTCAAACGATCATTTGAAAAGTTATGGGAAATGGATCAGCGGCGTGGCTTAGACAGTAGCAAAATTTTTACAGAATTATACCAATTACGAGAGGAAAACTAACATGGGAAAACCATTTGACGTAAGCAAGTTCCGCAAGGAAATCACAAAAAGCATCGACGGATTGTCGATTGGATTCAACGATCCTACTGACTGGATCAGCACAGGCAACTTTGCCTTGAACTATCTGATCAGCGGAGACTTCAACAAAGGTATTCCCCTGGGCAAGGTCACTGTGTTTGCCGGAGAGTCGGGCGCAGGCAAGAGCTACATCTGTTCGGGCAATATTGCTCGTAACGCACAGCAACAAGGTATCTTTGTGGTGCTGATCGATTCTGAGAACGCACTCGACGAAGACTGGCTCAAAGCACTTGGTGTTGACACAAGTGAAAGCAAACTGCTCAAACTAAGCATGGCCATGATCGATGATGTGGCCAAAACTATTTCAACATTCATGGCCGACTACAAGGCCTTGCCCGATGGCGAGCGTCCCAAGGTCATGTTTATCATTGATTCGTTGGGCATGTTGTTGACCCCCACAGACGTCAATCAGTTTGATGCAGGTGAAATGAAAGGTGACCTAGGCCGTAAGCCCAAAGCACTCACAGCCTTGGTTCGTAACTGCGTCAACATGTTTGGTAG